AAAGTTGGTCCAAATGAATTAGTAGGAAACACTCAACAAGCTGTTGTACAATCTTCTCATATTACTGAGGAATGGTTTTATCAACATAATTCTTTAAAAGGAAATGTTCTAGAAGCATTAACTGATACTGCAAAAGTAGCTTGGGGAGATGGTAAGAAAAAGAAAATTCAATATATATTGGATGATATGACTACTAAATTAATTACTATAGATCCGCCTGAATTAGCTAATTCAAGTTTTGGAGTATTTGTATCTGACTCTGCGAAAGATCAAGAGTTATTTATGACTATGAAACAACTTGCTCACGCTGCATTACAAAATCAGCAAGCTGAATTATCAGATGTTATTAAAATGCTATCTACAGATTCTAGTAGCGAAATAAAAGTTATACTAGAGAAAGCTGAAGAAGAAAGAAGAGCTAGAGAACAAGAAATGCAACAGCAACAACAACAAGCTCAGCAACAACAAGCTCAAGCTCAGCAACAAGCTCAAATGCAGATAGCGCAAGAAAAAGCGGCTATTGAAAAACAAAAACTTGAAATAGATAAGTATAAAATTGATAAAGATAATGAAACTAAACTTAAAGTTGCTGAAATAAATTCATTTAAAAATCAAATGGATCAAGATTCTAATGACAATGGAATTCCTGATCAATTAGAAATAGAAAAGCTTAAAGCTAAAGTTGAACATGATGATAAAAAACTTGACTTGGAAAATCGTAAACTCGATATCAAAGAAAAAGAAATGGTTGCGAAATCAGATGAAGAGAGAAAAAAACGAGATCATGACACGAGAGAAAAAGCAAAAGATAGAGCAAATAAGAAATCTAAAGAATAGTAATGTCAGATCCAATTGATAATCCATATGCAACTGTACCCATCTCAGGATATCAAGGAGATAAAACTCCTTATGAAGATTTAAATTGGTTACAAAAAGCCAATTATGGCTTTAGCGAGAATATGTATAATCAACCTATACATGCTATGCAAGCTCCTGATTTTACAAAGCTTGGAAATATGAAAGATACTTTCGATTTAGTTAAAACAGGTGGAAAGTATGTAGCGAAAGGAATTGAAAACATAGTTCCAGATAGTATGAAAATAAGCTCTGAAGCAGCTTTTAACGCACACGATAATAGAATAAATCAAATAGCAGAGCAGACAGGTACAGCTACTTCGCATGGAAGTGTAGGAGTAGGTGGTGGTATGTATATGGAAAATCCTGGAACTTTTGAAGACGGTGGTAATACTAGATTACCTCGTAATGTTAATTCTATAACAAAATCAAGATTAAGTACTGAGCAATATAATAATCTTTTAGACTATTATAAAGAAGTTGGGTCTCCAGATGTTAAATTTTACAATGAGGCAGACAGTGCTAGTATAGGAAACATAGGTAGTAGAAGTTGGGCAGAAAGCAGACGGGGATGGTATAATCCATTTGATAATACTATATATCTTCATCCTAGCATAAAAGATAACGATGATACAGTGTTTGAAATGCTTTTTGAAGAGTTAGGACATGCACGTCAGCTTCAAGATATAAAAGATTCTTCTTCTTTTCCTGGTGTAGCTAGTACCCAATTTACTTTGGATCTTTTGGGTTCCAATTTAAGCGAAGGGCACGAAGGTCTTGATACCCCTAAATGGTCAATGACGGATCCTGATAATTCTAAACTTTCTAATGCTAGCGATTATAATAAAAATGCTTGGAATGTGAGTAGCCTTTTAAATAATCTTAATGTACCTCAATATTGGGATAATGTTATTCATGGCCAAAACAAAATGTATTCTAATCCTAATAACAATTTTGAACATACAGTACATAGTGGACATATTAAACAAGATCTTATAAAAAAAGTTTTTGGAAAAGACGGTGTTGAAAAATATTTACAACCTGATCATGAAAGCGTAAACAAAACAGGAAAATTTAATTCTACAGCTCTTGAAGAATTTGAAAGCAACAGAATTAAATATGATGAAGACAGAAAAGAAAAATATAAAAACATATTAAATACAGGTAAAAGTATTGCTACTAAAGCTACAGATTATGTTAAAGATCTTTTTGGTTATGAGGATGGGGATAAGGTTAAAAATCCAGAAATTAATTGGGATAAATTATATGAAGGAATAGCTAGACGAGAGCATAGAGGATATTGGGGAACAGAAGGGTATAATCCGTATATAAGGACAAAAGGAACTAAAGGTCAAAGAAGTGGAGATGAAACAGGATCTACTGCTTACGGGCCTATACAAATAACAGGGGATAGATTAACAGATTTAACTACGGGAGGAAGAAGGAGACATTACTGGGATGATCCTACACAAGATTATCCAGAACAAGGAGGAGTTTCTTGGGATCAAGAATATGTAGATCAATTACTAGAACAGTCTCGATTATTTCAAAAATACGGAGGAGCAGATATGCCTACGGGAGGAATAGATCCTGACACTAAAGAAGATGTTAGTAGATATAACTATGGAGAGGCAGGAGATTTAAGTGGTGAAGAATATCATGAAAAATATAAAGACTTAGGTATAGTCTTACTTAAAGGAACATATAATATATTAAAATCTAAATTAGATAGAGAACCTACAGTAGAAGAGTTAGTAAAACATTGGCGTGGTGGAAATGTAGATGAGGAGCCAGAATATGTTAAAGATGTAGTAAAATACTATAATCATAAACCTAAAACTGATTTTACTAAAGTAATGGGATCTGCTACATATAATCCATATCCTGATCTTCCTACAGGACCTCCTTTAACTTTTCCTACTAGACTAGATGATTATTCGAAAACTGATACCACCGATAATAAAAAAGACGGGGGATATACTTACGCTAAAGATGATAAAACTACTAGTAGGTATATGAAAAGTTTTAAAAAATTTAATGACGGTGGAAAAGTTGGAAATGTGAGAGAAGATCAGTTTACAGGATGGGTAAGAGATAGACAACCACATATACCTGATGGTGTAAGTCCTCGTACTGATATGGAGATGTTATTTAAAAATGAATATAACACTGAACTTAAACCAGATCAACTTACAGATTTTTTATTATGGGCAACTAATTGGAAAAATCCTTACACAGGTAAAGGTGTAAATATGATGGATGAAGGGGCTTATGATGTACGAGGATTTTGGAAATCTGGAGATTGGAAAAACACAGATTCTAGAGGACATGGAAGTGATAAATGGAAAAAACCAAATCACCCTACGTTTTCTGAAGAATCTATATATAGCAAACAAAAAGGAGGAAGTGAATTTGATGGTGGAGTATGGATGGATAATGGAGCATTTATACCAGGATTCCATAATATGCATAATAACGATAGATTACTATGGGAGTTTAGTCATGACGAAGGACCTGAGCATTTAATAGGTAGTTATGTATTACCTGAAGTTACAGTAACTCCGTAATTATATATGAAATTAAACGTTTCGCTATATAACAAAAGAAAAAGTAAAAATATATAACAAAAATTGTTATGAATTTAGTATAAACTTAATTATATTTGTAAACCAAAAATTATGAACAGCATGAACACAAACCTAAGCGAAGAAAAACCAATCAACGCAAAGGAAGAAGGACTAGACGCGATCTGGGACATTGATGAACCAAGTTTCGATGAAGCATTGGGAACCAATACAGATCCAGACCCAGTTTTAGGAGGGTTAGATTTAGATGATAAAAAATCTGAAGAAAAACCAACCGAAGAGAAGGAAGAAGAGCTTCCAGAATCTATAGGAGCTGACTTTGACGAAGAAAAAGTTGAAGAGGCTTCTAAAGAAGAAGAAACACCAGAAGAAGATTCAGAATTACCTGAATTTGATCCTGAAGTTTCTACTGAAGATAAGAAAGAAGAAGAGGCTGCAGAAGAGGAAGAAGTTAGTGAGGAAAATGAAATCACAACTTTTGCCAAAATGTTAGCTGAAAATGAACTCTTAGATTTAGGAGAAGGGGAAAGCGCCAATGATGTAGAAGCATTGCTTGAAGCATTTGGCAAAACTCTTGAGGGCAGGGTATCCGAAGAAGTAGAATTATTTCAAAAAGGATTACCACTTGAAGGAAGAGAACTCTTGAAACATATGATGGATGGAGGTAGTGTTAAAGATTTTAAAGAAGTTTATAGCGCACCTGATTTCAACAGAATTAATATTTCAGGAGAAAATGTAAATAACCAAAAATATGTTATTGCAGAATTCTTAAAACTTCGAGGAGATTCTCAAGAAGAGATTGTCGAAACTCTGAGTGATTATGAAGATCTAGGTAAGCTAGAGAGACAAGCACAGAAGGCTCAACAAAGATTAGTTCAATACGATCAACATCGTAAAAAAGAATTAGCCTCTAAAAGAGCTGAGGAAGTTAAAAAGAAGGAAACCCAAAGAGAAGAAGTATTATCTAACATTTCAAACTTAGTTAATGATTCGGCAGACTTAAAAGGATTCCCTCTAACTCGTAAAGCTAAGAAAGAACTTCTTTCCTATATGACTGAAACAAATGTTAAAGTAGAAGGCCCAGAAGGTCCTCAATACGTAACACAGTTTCAAGCAGATGAAATGAAAGCAGCTCAAAATTTAGAAGACTTTGTTCTAAAAGCATATTTGAGAATGACGGATTTTAATCTAGACGGTGTTAAGAAGAGATCTAAATCAGATTTAACTTCAAAACTTCGTACACAACTTCAAAATAAGAAGAGTATGACAGGTACTCAATCTAAATTTGGAGGGAACAAAAAACCAGGGCAGGTTGCTAAAGACAGCTCTAACTGGCAAATTTAGTAAAAGTAAAATGTATAATTAATTAAAAAAAGAAGAAAGTTATGAAAGCAAATTCTAAATTGACTGTTCTAACTCGTCCTTGGCATGCAAACTTTACTGAAACAAACCACTTAGGATCTGCATTTTTGTCGGAGCCTCACAAGTTTGATAAAGTATTGACAAGAGTATTTACTGCTTCTCGTTTAGCGGATAATCCTCTTACTGCAATGACAAAAGGTATGGGTAGAACTTCAGAAATCGAATCATTCGATTGGGAGTGGGAATTGATGGGAGCATCATCAAGACCTTTAACAGCCGTAGCGGCAGCGCAAGGTGCAGCTTCAGGTGTAGCATTAGGTGTTAATAACGGTGCATTCAACATTACTGTTGATGAAGACTGGTTTAAGCCTGGTGATGTAATTAGTCCAAATGCAGGTACAGAAAGATCTTTAGTGAGAATTCAATCTGGTCCTATTGCAAGTGGTGCTGGTTTTAAATACACAGTAAAACTTGTTACAGACGATGCAACAGCTAGTTTAGCTGCTGCTGCAGGTGCTGCAGGTGTACAATGGAGCAAAATGTTCTCTGTATATGAAGAAGGTGGTGACCAAAGTGGTTCTACTACTTATGCAATGCCAATGAAACTAAGATCTCAATTATCTACAATGAGAAAAGAGTATTCTATTACTGGTGATGCAGCTAATCAAGCATTAGTTGTTGCACTTATGGATGCAGAAGGAAAAGTATACAAAGACTATAAATGGTTAAAGTATGCTGAAGCTGAATATTGGATCCAATGGCATAAAGAAAAAGAAAGAATTTTATGGTATGGACAAATGTCTAACGCTGTTAATGGAGCTAATGGTAGAGCTGCAAGAACAGGACCTGGTGTTCAAGAATTACTTAAAGATTCACATGTACACGTATATAATACGCTTACTGAAAAATTAATCCGTGAGTATTTACTAGACATCTTCTTTGGAAGAGTTGATATGAACAATAGAAATATTGTAGCATATACTGGTGAATATGGAATGTTAGCATTCCACCAAGCTATGTCTAACGCTTCTGCTCCATTCCTAACTGTAGATTCTAAATTCATTTCGGGTGAAGGTCACAACTTAGCGTTTGGTGGACAGTTCGTTAAATATATTGGGCCTAATGGAATTACTTTAACATTACGTCACAACCCAATGTATGATGATAGAGAAATCAATCATATCATGCACCCAGATAAGCAAGTACCAGTTGAGTCTATGAGATTCACGTTCCTTGACTTTGGAGGTAAAGGTGGTGAGAGTAACATTAAGTATGTACATAAAAAAGGTGCCT